TGGGTCAGGCCATCAATCACCGCCTTGGGCAGTTCTCGCGCTTCGTTGACCCAAGCGCCAGTGAGCTCAAGCGAAAGCAGTTTCCGCACATCTTTTGGCTGGTCTAGCGCCAAGAAAATGACTTCCATATCGATGCCGGCAGCCTCACCGCGAGCTGGCAGTCGGATATGGTGGGTAATTGGTGGGGTGTGCATCATCGGCCCGAAAGTAGATTCGGGAAACAGGTCGAGCCAGGTCTTAATCGTCGTGGTTTTCAGCATGGGATAGCTGTTTCGCACCACCGCCCAGCGCGAATACCGGATGTTATCAATCGGGCTTGGCTTCTGTTGAATCGCCTTCTTGAAGATCTTGGCCGCGCAGGCGTAGCTCTTGCCGGAGCCCACCGGCCCCATCACGCCCTGGACGAAGTTGTTCGACTGAAAGAAGTCGTACACCACCGGGCTCAGACTGAAGTCGAACCGCAGACCGCCGGTCGCTACTGTCTTCTCTGACTGTTGTTTTGTCTTTGACATATCTTTTTCTCCACAGGCTCAAGCCTGACCCCTTGCGCGGATAATGTCATCTCTGTTCATAACTTTTTCCCCCTGCTTGATAGTTTTCTCATCTCAGCCATGTGTTCTGGTGTACGTCTTCCACCCGGTGTTGGCCCCGTATCAACGACCTTTTCGTGCGTGGTAAATCTTTCATCGCAGGTTGCGCAAGTGAACCGCCGTCTAACGTAATCTTGCACATGGCGCGTATCTAATGCCGTGGCTTTAGATTTGCACTTGGGACATTTCATCCTGACCTCTTTCGCGGATAGCGTCAGCACATGATTCGGCAGCAAACAAAGCATGAAAGTCTTGCTCTTTTGCTGCGTCAGCGGCTAGTTCATCACATACCTCGGCACACGCCTCGCGCTCCGCTGCTGCAATGCTGCGCTCGTACTCCGTCCAATGGTCTTGAGTCCATGTACGGTTGCGCTCCGCTGCTGCGACTAGGTTGACAAAGCGCTCAACTACTGACACAAACTTTTCGCGGTCGTTGCCAAGGCCGTAAACGTCTAAATGCGCCTCCCGCGCCATGCGGATAATGTCATCCCTCGTCATGTTTCCCCCGTTGCTGGCGCGACCACGTTCACATCAATCACGCTAGGCTTGTCGTTTTCATCAGGGTTGTCCAGCAGACCAGAAGCCTTGGCCAGCAACCGCAGCACGCCCACCTTATCGTACAGCTCGATGTCCAAGAAACTGTTGCCTTCCTTGTCAGTTCTGACCGAGACCTTCTTGATCGCCTGCAAAGCGTGTTCAGGGATCTGGTGCGCAGCCTTGACCTTTACCTGGCCGTCCTCATCCCAGGTCATGATGTCCGTGATCTTGGTGTTGGCCATGCACAGCAAAGCGTAACTGACCGCTTCTCGGTTCTGGATCAGGGTATTTGAGCGCTCCAACCGACGCTGGATCGAGCGAGTACCACCCCAGTTGGTCAGGGGCGGCACCACGTTGGATTGTTTCTTGGCTGGCATCAGAAGGGTATCTCTTCGTCAGCCTGCGGCTGGTAGCCATTGCCCTTGGCCTGGTTGTGCGTAGACAGCGGCGGCGCACCAATCGACTTCACCTTGCCGATCTTGATCTTGAAATACTGCTCACCCGCCTTAGTCGTCGCAGGATTCAAGTCAAGGTAATGCACCGTACCATCCGGCAACATCACGTCACCACGGTAGGCAGCGTGCCAATCCTCCTTCTTTTCCTTGTTGATAAACGCACTGCCAAAGTTCGGCTTATGTTCCCATCCCATGTTGTTAATCTCCTAAGTTGTTGCAAAAAACCCACCAGACAAAAAAGTGGGGAAAAATTGTGGGTAGCCCCCGCTAGCGCTCATGACGGGGGAGGGGGCAAAGGGTGCCTTTTTGACAACAGGTGATGCCAGATCGATAACGCAATCGATCCTGCAGCCAGGTCGTGCTGGCATCGCTTCAATGCAGACACGTCGTTACCCCCCCCTGCCTTCCGGACACGTCAAAACACCATACGTTCGTTTGGACTTTGGACACTTTGGATTACAGCCCCGTAGAGCTGTTTTCCATGCGTACCCATGTCTGCCTATTACCTGCACCCTGATCGCGCCTTGTAGGTACCTTAGATCGCGTTTAAATGCCATGCCGTGCTGTCAGCTCATCCGACTGCAGCATGATCAGGTCGTTGGCCAGCATCGCGCCATCGGTCGGCAAGGGCAAGCCTTCAGCTGCATAGCGATCTGACAACTTATCCATCAGTGTTTCAAGTTCTGCAACTGTTGTTTCATTTGCAATGTGTTGAATTGATTCTTGGTTGCTTAAAACATTAAAACCTTTATTTAAAAATAACCTTAATACTTTATCTATACCTATGTTTTCTTGTGTTCGCGCAACCTCTGGATGTAGCCGATGATGTTGCCTATGAGCGGAGTTATCCACAGGTCTAGGTTGCCTATGTGTAGCCTCTTCATTGGCAACCTCTGGTGGTAGCGTATTGACTGCTTTTGCTTTCTTCTTTGCTATCTGTTCTTTCATCTTAGCAACCGTGACTGTGTCTCCTGACTTTGGCATTTGATACTCCTTGGCTGGTTGTTGAACTGGCTTAATTACTCCGTTAATCATGTCGTGGATGCGCTTCAATCCTTCTGGATCTGGTGTCATGTCCTGCATTTGCTTCTCCTTCATTAGCGGTGTCCTGGTGTCTTCAATGCGGCTGGTGACTGCCACAGCTGTCTCAGCATCGATGCTCTTATCGAAGATCAGCCGGATGCTGTTTGACCTCTCGCCTCGCCAGCCCTTGCTGATTACTTCCAGGTAACCAGCCTTGACCAGCTTGCCGACCTGCCGGGTGATTGCCTGCCTGCTCACGCCCAGGTCTTGCGCTAGGCGTGCTTGTCCGACCCAAGTGATCCCAGCTCGGTTGCAATAGCTGGCCACCAGCAACAGCGTGCGCAACATGCCCTCAGTCAATGTCTTGTCTGTGGCTGCTCGGATCGGCACCACAACCAGCTTGCGCTGGTCTGGCATCGGTTCCTTCTCGCGGATCTTAGGCTTCTTCGGCAGCGCGAACTGCACCACGTTATCAGGCATTGGAGTCATGCCACTCTTTCCAACAGGCTGGCTTGAAGCGGTGCCTGCTGCCAATGTGGTCGGCATTGAATCGAATCCCACTGGTCAGCCATCTGCCTTACCGGCACGCCTCGATTGTGATTGCGGGCAATGTCAGTGCTGTCCACGCTGGCAAACGGATAGCCAAAGCGGGTGGCCGCCATGCCTCGCAGCATGTGCAACCAGGTCGGCACTCTGCCTGTCTTGCAGATCACGTTCATGGCCTCGGTCATCCGGCGGTGCCAGCTGCTTGAGCCGACCACCGCATACTGAGCTGACGATCCAATGCAGACCCGCTGCCAGCTGTCGCACAGCCGCTGCAGCCGGTCGATTGATTCGTGCATGTGCCATACCGGCGCACCACGCTGGCCATGCGGCCATTGATCAAGCAGGGCATCGTTATCGGCCTCGTCGCCAACAATTACATCAGGGATGACTGCCCAGCTGGTCGGATAGTCCAGCCACTGTTCGCACCAACCATAAAACCCAGCCCAATCTGTCTGCTTGCCCGAGCGCCATGCCGAGAATGCGCCGTTGTCCAGCATCACGCCTTGGCCATGTTTGTGGCACCAATCTACATCATCAGGCCGGTAGTGCGACACGCAAAAAAAACGACCCGCCAGCTGCTGCAGGACAGTCCTGGGCGTGATTGGCGTGCCGTGGTAGTGGATCGTCATATCTCGCCCCTGACGGTTTCCACATCCACGCCATGATGGTGAGCTCGTAGAAACTGCCTTGTGTTCGGGAACTGATGCGCCAAGTGGTCGGCCATCTTCTCGTGGAATTCGCACTCCCAAAGTTCGCAGGCGATGACGATCTTCTCGACGTAGATCATCTGCTCCGACTGGATCTCGAGCTCATAGAACACTTGCTTGTTGTTGTTCGGGCAGCGCACCGCGAACTTGTGGGTGTAAATATTCATTTCCAATCGTCTTCCTTATCGCCTGCAAGCAGGCCGATATAGAACGAAATCGCTGCCAGCCCTAGTAAGCCGCCGATGGTCATCAGCAGCACGCCAAAGAATGCGATCACCATCACCGCCACCGCAGCTGACCCGCCAGCTTCCTGACATGCGCCTCTGGCGTTATCTGGCCGCTGTGGTTGCGATACGGGCTCTCTGAGCGCCTTTCCACACACGGCTTACAGATCCACCGCGCTGTGTTCTTGCCGCGCCTGTAGATCCCGCCGTCAAGATCCCTGGTGCATTGGCAGCTGGTGCAGAACTTGGTGTTCATATCAGCCCCTTGATCCGCTTAATCTCCCAGCCTGTCGCGTCGTGGATCTTTAAGATCCGCTCGGCTGTGACACCCATCTTGCCGCTTCGGATCTTGCTGACATACGCCTGCGGCCAGCCCAGCTTGACAGCCAGGTGCGCATCGTTGCGAGCTCTGAGCTCAGTAATCAATGTGTCCAGCAGCCGGTGTTCATTTCTTACTTTTTGCATTTTTATATCTCCTCAACATTTCATTTCGCAGCCTGGCCTTGCCCTCAATGCCGCGCCGCTCTTCGACACTGAGTAAATATTGCACCTTGGTAACCTTCGGCTTCCTCGCCTTGTCCGGCAGCTTCAAAGCCCACCGCACCTCGCACTCGAAGCGCCAGGCTTCGCTGTGCGTGCAGAGCTCAACGCCGTCCACCAGCACCGTGCGAGGCTTCCAGTGCGGCCTGTCGCAGTGCTGGCAGTGCTCATAACCTGCGGCCACCATGCCGCCTCAGATACCGCCTGGCCTGCTTGACCGAGGCCATGATCCCAAGGCCGGAATAACGCCACATCCTGAACGCTCGCCACAGTCGGATCATTTGACGCGCCTCACCTTGTTAGCCTTCGCAGCCTTGGCCTGCTCGCGCTGGATGCGCTTGAACTTGGCGGCTAAGTCCATCGCCGTGCCTGCTGGCTTGTATTTAAAATTTGGGTTCCACACACTCGGCGTGTCATCCGGCTTCTTTTCTTTCTTTGGCGGCATCGTGTCATCAGCCAGCTTCAGTTTCGTTTGCATTGTTTCCTTCCAATTGATCTCTCAGCATAGGTATA